GATGTGAAGGCTAACTATGAATACCTAAATGGTTTCGATAAGGTAGTGTTATGCTTTGACAACGATGAGCATGGACGCAAAGCGGCTAATCAGGTTGCCCAGATCTTTGAACCAAACAAATGTCTGATCATGAACATGGCAAAGAAAGATGCCAACGAATACCTAAAAGAAAACAAGCGTGAAGAATTCACAAGAGCATGGTGGGATGCAAAGCCATACACACCTGCAGGTATTGTGAACCTTGCTGACATTGCTGATAGTTTGTATGAAGAAGAAGATGTAGAGACTGTACTCTATCCATATGATGGACTGAATGATAAACTATTTGGTATTCGTACAGGTGAACTTGTAACATTTACTGCAGGTACAGGTGCAGGTAAGTCAAGCATGATGCGTGAACTGATGTATCACTTGCTTATCAATTCAGAACACAACATTGGTATCTTCAGTCTTGAAGAAAATAAAAGGCAGACTGCGTTTCACTTGATGTCAGTTGCTGCTAGTGATCGTATCTACATTAAAGAGATCCGTGATAAATACACAAGGGAACAACTGCGTAAGTTTGAAGACCCAACCATTCGTACTGGTAGATACTTTGCCTTTGATCACTTTGGATCAATCACAACAGATGAGATCCTAAATCGTGTACGATACATGGTAAAGGCTTTGGACTGTAAGTTTATTATCCTTGATCACCTTTCCATTCTTGTGTCAGGTCTTGAGGGTGAAGACGAGCGTAGGAACATTGACCAGTTGATGACTAAACTAAGGTCACTTGTTGAAGAAACACGTTGTGCTATGCTGCTTGTATCACACCTACGCCGTGCATCAGGCGATAAAGGGCAGGAGCAGGGCAAGGAGATCAGTCTGTCCATGCTTCGTGGGTCACATAGCATTGCCCAGATTAGTGACGCTGTAATCGCCTTAGAACGTGATCAACAGGCTACTGATCCAGTCAAGGCTAACACAACCACTGTTCGTGTTCTGAAGAATAGATACGCAGGTGAAACAGGTGTTGCTACTTATCTTCTATATGATAAGAACAGTGGACGTATGCAAGAGATTGAGAACCCTTTTGAAGTAGATGAGGACACAACAGACATAGGAGATTACTTATGAGATTAGAACCTATTGCAGGTGCTGTCAACATCCCATTCTCTAGACAGAGATATGATGCCGCAGACAGCCCTGCTAAAAAGAAGATCATTGAATACCTTGTGTCTAATGGTCATGAAATTCTTCATGCAAAGGAAGATTTTTCTGTTGACATTAAGAGTAAAAAAGCGGATAATATTTACTTCAGTGAAGTTGAGATTAAGTTCTCTTGGAAGGGTGATTGGAATCCCAACTGGACAGAGATAAGGATTCCATATAGGAAACACAAACTGATAAATAAAATACACAGTTTAGATAGTCGTCCTTTCTTTAACTTCTATATACTTCGTAGTGATTTAGATTATGCATGGCGTATTAAAGACTATATAGTTGAACAAGCAGAAGTGAAAGAAGCAAAAGGAAGATACATTCAAAAGGGTGAACATTTCTTTCACATACCATATAACAAAGCGGAGTTGATAAAGTTATGAAAAAGTTAGCGGTAGATATTGAAACAGATGACTTGAATGCTACTGTCATTCACTGTATCGCCGCACAAGATGTCGATTCGGGACAGGTATTTACATTTTATGGCGATAATGTGTCTTCCTTTCCCACACTAGCCAGTCAATATGACATATTCATTATGCATAATGGTGTGTCTTTTGATGCACCTGTTCTGAATCGACTGACAGGTAGCAACATAAAAGTAAAACAAGTTCGTGACACACTAATACTGTCACAACTTATTGATCCATCCATAGATGGTGGACATTCATTAGATGCTTGGGGAAATCGTTTAGGTTTTCCTAAGATAGAGTTTTCAGATTTCTCTGAGTTCAGTGAAGAAATGCTGAAGTACTGTGTGAACGATGTAAAACTGACGGTGAAGTTGTACACACATATGCTTCCTATGCTGAAGAAGTTTTCAGCAAAGAGCATACAACTTGAGCATTCCATTCGTGCCATTGTAGATCAACAAGAACGAAATGGTTTTACACTGAATGTTCGTGAAGCGTCTTGTCTTGTGGCAAGACTTTCACAAGAAGCCGCAGAGATAGAAGAAGAAATGCAACAGATCTTTCCACCTATTGTTGAAGAACGATACTCAGAGAAAACAGGCAATAGATTGAAAGATAAAGTTACAGTATTCAATCCCGGATCTAGACAGCAGATTGCTAATCGTTTGATAGAGAAGGGATGGAAGCCTAACAACTTTACACCTACTGGACATCCAATTGTGGATGAAGGCACACTAAAGAATGTGGACATTCCAGAGGCACAAAAGATTGCACAATATCTTCTATTACAAAAGAGAGTATCACAGATCCAGTCATGGCTTGATGTCGTACAAGACGATGGTAAAGTACATGGTAGGGTCATTACTCTCAAGGCTATCACTGGAAGGATGGCACACCACAGTCCAAACATGGCACAGATTCCTGCCGTATATTCCCCTTATGGTAAGGAATGTCGTTCAGTATGGACTACGACAAGCCCTAAATACAAATTGTTAGGGTGTGATGCATCTTCTCTGGAACTTCGGTGTCTGGCGCATTACATGGGCGATGCTACATTCACAGAAGAAGTGGTAGGTGGTGACATTCATACTGCCAACCAAAGAATGGCAGGGTTACACACTCGTGACCAAGCCAAGACCTTTATCTATGCACTTATCTATGGTGCAGGACCTGCTAAGATTGGTTCTATCGTAGGTGGCGGTGCAAAGGAAGGTAAGATAATCATGGATAGGTTCATGAAGAATATGCCAGCGTTACAACTCTTGCGTGATAGGGTTGATCGTGCAGCAGGTAGTGGATACATCCGTGGTCTTGATGGCAGGTTGTTAAAAGTAAGACAGCAACATGCCGCCGTTAATCTTTTGCTTCAGGGAGCAGGTGCTATCATCTGTAAAGAATGGTTACGGCAAATAACACTAATGGCGCAACGAGATTTTAATTATAATCTTGTTGCGTCAATACACGATGAGTATCAGTTTGAAGTTCAAGAAGATCAAGTTGAACGATTTGGTTTCCTTACAATGACAGCAATGAAGCGTGTTGAAAAAGAACTGAGTGTTAACTGTCCATTGGATAGTGAATATAAAATTGGAAACAATTGGGCTGAAACTCATTAAATAGTTATTGACATAGTATTCTGTGTCATATATAATAGTAGGACATTTACAACAGCGACAAGGTTCGCACAGACAAAGGAGTAATAATATGAACGTACTTAGTGGTAAGGCTTATTGGACATCAATCTCTTCACCTAACACAACATTTGAGCCAGTATGGTGTGTAGACTTGTCCCTTACTGGAGATCAATTATCTAAAGCAAAAGCGATGGGTCTTCCAATTAAGAACAAGGGCGATGATCGTGGTGACTTCGTTAAGATCAAACGTAATGTGAAACGAAATAACGGAGCAGAGAATAAACAACCTGCATTGAAAGATGCGCAGAAGCGTGACATGCTTGGCACTCAAGTTGGTAATGGTTCAGATGTTAATGTTGCATTCAAAACCTACAATTGGGAATATGCAGGTAACAAAGGTGTAGGTACTGACCTTATGGCAGTACAGGTTATTAACCTTGTTCCCTATGGTGTAAGCGAGGATGATGCATTTGATGTTGTACCAGATGGCTTCGTGTCAGAAGATGGTGACGATGCGTTTGCTTCCTTAGATGACGACATTCCATTTGGAACTGTGTCAGTAGCATCGTAAAAACAACATCAAAATGGGAGCAACACTTCGAGTGAATGGTTGTGGTCTGGCTTGTGTTAGGGTGGGTACGCCAGAACTTTTAGAAAGGAGATATTATGACTGATTATGGAAAAATCATAAGAGAGTATGAAGAAGAAGAACGTAAAACCAAAATGGTTGATCATCCACCACACTACAATCAGTCTGGTATTGAATGTATAGATGCAATTCAAGCAGTAACAGAAGAAGGATTTGAATACTATCTTCAGGGTAATATTATTAAATACCTTTGGCGTTATCGCTACAAAAATGGTGTGGAAGATTTAAAGAAAGCACAGTGGTATCTAACAAAACTAATTAATATAAAGGAGAAAAAATAATGCCAGATATTAATAATCTGATACCAGACATATATCATGCCTTGGAAACAGGTAAGAATATGAACAGTGTTCAGAACCGTGCCTCACTGGAAAAGTTTGCAAGGACTATTTATGGATCTGCAAGAAGGGCTTTGAGTGAAGAAGATAATAAAGAAAGATCAAAGAAAAATCTACGCATGTCTCAGATTGGAAAGCCAGACAGACAACTCTGGTATGATATGCAAGAAGGAATTGAACCTGAACCAATCAGTGGACAAACTAAATTAAAGTTCTTATATGGAGAAATCCTCGAAGCATTAGTTATTCTTTTAACTGAAGTTGCTGAACATGAAGTGTCAGAAGAACAAAAGGAAGTAGAAATAGAAGGCATTAAAGGACACAAGGACTGCAGGATTGATGGTCTTCTGGTTGATATTAAATCAGCGTCACCATATTCTTTCAAGAAATTTAAGGAAGGTACTCTCAGTTCCAGTGATCCCTTTGGTTATATTGCACAGATTAGTAGTTATGCCGAAGCAGGTAAAGATAATGAAGCAGCATTTCTTGCAATAGATAAATCAAATGCTGATCTTGCTTTGTTAAAGATTGAAGATGTTCACATGATCAATGCATCTGAACGCATTCAAAAAGTAAAGAGCATGATAACACAGCCATCACCACCTGACCGTTGTTATTCAGATGAAGAAGATGGAAAGTCTGGTAATAGAAAACTTGCTATTGGTTGTGTATTCTGTCCACATAAAGAAAGATGTTGGTCAGATGCTAATGGTGGTCAAGGACTAAGAGCATTCCAGTATTCTAATGGTGTTCGTTACCTTACTCAAGTAGGTAAAGTGCCAGATGTACAGGAGATTAATCTTGGCTAGAAGACATAAGAAGCCAAAAGATCATGAGTACAGATCTAATTCAGAATTTAACACTGCACAAGTTCTAATAAAAAATAACATAGATTTTATTTATGAAAAGGAAAAGATACCATTTACATGGATAGAAGATAAAAATTA